CGGCACGACCGCATCACCACCCCCGTGACCACACCCCCAAGGAGAGACACCGATGGCTGACACCGACACCGCACCGCCGCAGGTGGTGCCCGACCACCCAGCCAAGTGGAGCGCCCCCGTGCTCGACGCGCTGGCCGAGCTGGTGGAGGCCGAGGCCGAGCGCCTGGACCAGCGCGTGCGGGTGCTGGACCCGTTCGCTGGTGTCGGCCGCCAGCGCCTGGCCGCCGCGCTCGGCTCGGCCGCCGTAATCAGCGTGACCGGCGTGGAGCTGCAGCCCGAGTGGTCGGGCACCATGGTCAGCCGGCTGGACCCCATCGACACCGACACCGTGAACGGGGACGCCACCGACCTGCCCGCCGAGTGGTCGGGCCGGTTCGAGGTGGTGGCCACCAGCCCGTGCTACGGCAACCGCATGGCCGACCACCACGACGCCGCCGACCAGTGCAAGGCATGCGACGGCACCGGCCTGGACGGCCCGCCCGATGCCGAGTACCCCCCGCCCGCCGTGGCCGGCCAGCGCAGTGGCCCCGGCCCGTGCCCCACGTGCAAGGGCCAGGGGCTGAGCTGGCGCAACACCTACGCCCACGCCCTGCGCCGCCAGGGCGGTGACCTGGTGCCCGGCTCGGCCGCCGGCCTGCAGTGGGGCCGGGCCTACCGGCGGCTGCACGCCGACGCCATCATGGAGATGCTGCGCTGCACCACCGAGGGCGGCCTGGTGCTGGTGAACATGAGCAACCACGTGCGCGACGGCGAAGAGCAGCTGGTGGTCGAGTGGTGGGTGAACGAGCTGCTGGTGCGCCAGTGCAGCATCGTGGAGGTGCGCCGGGTGCGCACCCCCCGGCAGGGGTTCGGCGCCAACGGCGGCACCAGGGTGGACGGCGAGGTGGTCATCGCCATGCGCACCCCCGACACCCGGCGGCTGCTGTGATCTGCCGCAGCTGCCAGGCCCCCATCAGGTGGAAGCTGACCGAGGCCGGCAAGCGCATGCCCATCGACCGCGACCCGGTGCCCGACGGCAACGTGGTGCTGCTCGACGGCGACCGGGTGCACGTGCTGCACGCCGACGAGAGCGCCGACGGTGTGGACACCTACGTGAGCCACTTCGCCACGTGCCCCAACGCCAAGGGCCACCGCCGGTGACCGCGGCCGACCGCGCCCTGGCAGCCATCGACGGCGGCCTGCAGTCGAGCAGCGAGCACGGCTACGGCACCGACTACGCCCCCGACCGGTGCGCCCGCTGCCTGCTGCACCCGCCCGTGGGCGATGGCAGCCTCTGCGCCGGCTGCCGCACCTACCTGCTGGGCGACACCGACACAGACCCCCGCACCGCCAGCTGGGTGCCCGTGCCCGGCACCATGGAAGCCGACGCCGCCGAGCTGCAGCGGGCCATGCGCGAGCTGGTGGACGCCATCGCTGAGGCCATGCGCCCGGTGGTGGAGGCCTTCGCACGGATGGCCGAGGCCCTGCAGCCGCTGATCGACCAGCTGCACCGCACCAAGGTCGCCCCGCCGCCCGAGTGCCCCCGAGGGCACGGCCCGATGCCCGGCGGGCTGTGCCGGCGCTGCGCCCGCCCCAGCACCTGGCGGCTGCAGTGACCGACCCGTTCGACACCCCCGTGGTGGCCGTCACCCACCCACTGGTGCCCGACTACACCGACCCCAAGGTGCGGGTGCAGATGGACGACCTGCTGTTCGTGGACTGCAGCCACTGCGGCCCGGTCACCGACTATGACGACGCCCGCCCCGAGGCCCGCACCCGCCTGCAGCAGCTGGCCCGCCGGCACGCCGACGAAGCCCACGACGGCCTGGTGGCGGCCGAGGGGTGGGCACGGTGAAGCGGGGCAGGCCGCTGCGCCGCCAGTCGGAGAAGGGCGCGGCCCGCGAGGCCGAGCACCGGGCCGCCACCGCCGAGCGGCGCGAGCTGGTGCGCGGGCTGTGCGAGGGCGCCACCCCCGCGTGCCCGACCCGGCCCCACGCCGGGCACCACGGGCACCACGTGGCCCGCCGCAGCCAGGGCGGCGCGAACACCGTGGAGAACCTGCGGTGGCTGTGCTGGGAGGGCCACGACTGGGTGCACCGCAACGTCGAGGACGCCCGCCAGCTGGGCCTGCTGGCGTGAGCACCCGCACCCGCCGGCTGGCCCGCCAGGCCGAGCAGCTGCCCACCCGCGACATGACCGAGGCCCACTACCAGGCGTGGATCATCGAGAAGGCCACCGCGGCCGGCTGGGTGCTGCAGTTCCACGTGCTGCGCAGCCAGGTGAAGGCCGGCCGGTGGGTGACCAACACCAGCCACCCCGGCGTGCCCGACGTGTGGCTGCTGCGCCCCAGCACCGGCCAGCTGGTGGTGCTCGAAGTCAAGAAGCACGGCGGCCAGCCCACCCCCGACCAGCTGGCGTGGGTGGCCGGCCTGCAGTCGGTGCCCGGCGTGGAGGCGTACGTCGTGTCCCCAGTGGATGCCGAGGAAGTGCTGCACCTGCTAGCGCGGCCGACATGATCGAGCGCGAGTACCCCACGCCCGACGACCTGGTGGCGGCCGAGCTGCGCGCCTGGTGGGTGCGGTTCTGGCTGCGGGTGGAGGACCAGCTGCACGTGCCCGAGCTGGGCTGCTGCTGGGTGTGGCAGGGCGCCACCAGCCGGGGCTACGCCAAGCTGAACAGCAAGGCCACCGGCCACGTGCCGGCGTTCCGGTGGCTGTGGGAGCAGGAGCACGGCCCGGTGCCCGACGGCCTGGTGCTGGACCACCTATGCCGGGTGCAGGCGTGCATCCGGCCGGCCCACCTGGAGCCGGTCACACCCGCCGAGAACAGCCGCCGGGCGCACGCCGCCAGGATGGCCCGCCTGCGGGCCTAACCCCCGTACTAGTAGCCTGCTATGGTCCCCTGCACCGAGCACCCCAACCAAGGGAGAACACCGCCATGCCTGACGCCGATAGCGCCGCCGCTGCCCTGGCCGACACCAGCCGCCTGCCCGACTACCAGGGCCGCACCGTGGCCCGCACCACGCTGAGCATCCGCAACGCCGGGGACGGGCTGAGCGAGGGCCTGAGCATCGACCCGCAGGTGCTCCCGCTCGGCTCGGTGGTGCACGTGGTGCTGGAGTGCACCGTGGTGGGCCACGACCACGACGTGATGAAGCAAGCGCCCGAGCTGCTGGTGCTCGACCAGGTGCTGAAGGCCGGCACCGGCACCCTGATCGACGCCGAGGTGGTCAAGGAGGCCATCGCGCAGCAGGCCGAGCGCATCCAGCTGGCCAAGGAGGCCGCCAAGGGCATCACCCGCCTGCCGTACGGCGACGAGCTGCAGGACGCCCACGACAAGGGCGAGCACGCCGAGGGCCTGGTGCCCGGCTGCCCCAGCTGCGATGCCGAGCAGGCCGCCACCGACGCCGAGGCCGGCGGCGAGCCGGCCCCCGAGCAGCCGCCCGCCGAGCCGACGCCCATCGCTGGGCGCAAGCGCCGCGGCGCGGCCGACAGCTGATGCCCCGCGACCGGGAGCAGCTGCTGGCCGAGCTGGACACCGTGGCCGCCGAGCTGGAGGTGGCCGAGGCCGCCCGCACCGAGCTGTACGCCAAGCGGCTGGCCATCTACCAGGAGGCCCGCGCCCTGCAGCCCCCGGTGACCCAGCGCGAGCTGGCAGAGCGGGCCAAGGTCACCGAGGTGGCCGTCATCCAGGCGCTGCGCAAGGCAGCCCGCCAAGAGGAAGCGAGAACAGCGTGAGCCACACCATCGAGCTGGGTGCCAAGGTGCGCGACCGGGTGAGCGGCTGGGTAGGCATCGCCACCGCCCGCTACGAGTACGTCAACGGCTGCGAGCGGTACGAGGTGGCCGCCACCGACAAGGACGGCAAGCCCGAGGGGTTCGTGTTCGACGTGCAGCAGCTGGAGGTGGTGGAGGCCCCCGCCGCCTGGACCCAGCCGGCACCCCCGGCCCCCGAGCCGGCCCCGGCAGCCAAGCGGGGTGGCCCCCGTGGCAGTACCCCGGTGGGCCGGTGAGCACCGAGGGCAAGGCCACGCCCCGTGGCGTGGAGACAGCCACCATCGTGACCGTGCTCGCGCTCGGCAGCCCGATCCTGGGCGCCCTGCTGGGGTTCGGCTGGCGAGCCTTCCGCATGACGGCCGGCTGGTAACCCACCCACAGCCCTAACCCCGCTAAGGTGGCCCGGTTGCCGACCCCCAAGGAGGCCCCGATGTTCCACGTGGAACCCCGCCCGCCCACCCCCGCCGACGCCAAGGCCCTGGTGCAGCTGCCCGACGGGCGCACCGGCCGGCTGCTGTGGTGCCCGTCACCGCGGCGCCGGCTGGCCGAGCCGGGCGGCGGCAAGGGCGCGACCATGGCCCGCGTGGTGGTGCACGGCCGCCACTACCGGGTGCCCGCCGCCGAGCTGCAGGTGGTCGGCCATGAGGTGTGAACACTGCCGCCAGGCCCCCGCCACGGTGCAGGTGGCTGTGCGCCGGCCCGCCCCCCGGCTCGGCTGGTTCCTGTCGGGCCAGCTGTGCACCGGCTGCGCCGACACCTACGCCACCACCACCGACGTGGCCGGCAAGCCGTGGTCCGGGCGGGAGGTGCTGCCGCTGTGAGGCTGACCCTGCGCGACTACCAGACCGACGCCCTGCAGCGGGTGGCCGCAGCCGAGGCCCGAGGCGTGCGCCGCCAGCTCGGCGTGGCGGCCACTGGCCTGGGCAAGACGGTGATGTTCTGCAGCCTGGCCGAGCAGCGCGGCAAGCGCACCCTGGTACTGGCCCACCGTGACGAGCTGGTCACCCAGGCCGCGGCCAAGGTGCTGGAGGTGTGGCCCGAGCTGGGCGCCACCCCCGACGTGCTCGCGGCGTTGCACGCCAGCGGCCACGCCGAGCTGGCCCGCCAGGTGCGCACCGACTACCAGGGCGTGGGCATCGTCAAGGCCGGCGCCAACGACGTGCGCGCCCAGGTGGTGGTGGCCAGCGTGCAGACCCTGGCCCGCCCCAAGCGCATGGCCCAGCTGCTGGAGCCGTTCACGCCCAGCGAGTACGGCAGCCTGCTGGCCCGCAGTGCCGAGCCGTTCGACCTGGTGGTGGTGGACGAGGCCCACCACGCCGCGGCCGACAGCTACCGGGGCATCATCGACGCCCTGCGCGCCGGCCACCCCGGCTGCGACCTGCTCGGCAGCGACCACTACCACGACCGCCCGGCAAGCCCCGACGAGGTGGACGCCGGCCATGAGCTGGGCGTGGCGTTCGACCCGTGCCCCGGCGGGCCTGGCCCGCTGCTGCTCGGCGTCACCGCGACCCCCGACCGGGGCGACGGCAAGGGCCTGGACGACCTGTTCGATGAGGTGGCGTTCAGCTACGACCTGCTGTGGGGCATCCGGGCCGGCTACCTGGCCGACCTGCGCGGCAAGCGGGTGGTGGTGGACACCCTGGACATGGGCGCCGTGAAGGTGCGCCGCGGCGACTTCGACCAGGGGCAGGCCGGGCGCGCGATGGAGGACGCCGAGGTGGACCGGTTCGTGGTCGCTGCCTGGCTGGAGCACGCCCTGGGCCGCCGCACCCTGGTGTTCACCCCCACGGTGGAGGTGGCCCGCCTGGTGGCCGAGGCGTTCCAGCACGTGGGCGTGGCCGCCGCGTACGTGCACGGCGGCACCCCGATGGACGAGCGCCGCCAGCTGCTGCAGGCGTACAGCCGGGGCGACCTGACCGTGCTGGCCAACTGCGCGGTGCTGACCGAGGGCTACGACGAGCCGCGCACCGACTGCATCGTGGTGGCCCGCCCCACCAAGAGCCGGGCGCTGTACGCGCAGATGGTCGGCCGGGGCACCCGCCGGCACCCCGAGAAGGCCGACTGCCTGGTGCTCGACGTGGTGGGCGCCAGCGCCCTGCACACCCTGGTGACGGTGCCGTCGCTGTTCGGCCTGGAGGGGCCGCACGCCGAGCGCATGGCCGACGGCACCGGCGAGCTGGCCGGCGTGGTGCAGGACCGGGACGACGAGCTGGTGCGGCTCGGCCGCATGCGCGCCGAGGACGCCGAGCTGTTCCGCAGCGTGCGCGCCGAGGGCATCGCGTGGGTGCAGGTGCACCAGGACGGCGACCCCCTGCGCCGGTACGTGCGCCCGCTGGGCACCGACCCCGAGGGCAAGCCGCTGCCCACCGTGGTGCTGGCCCAGCGTGCCGACGAAGCCTGGACCGCTGGGCTGTGGTGGCCAGCCACCAAGGAGGTGCCCGAGCGCAAGCGGGTGCTGCTGGCCGACGTGCCCATGGAGATGGCCCAGGGCGTGGCCGAGGACTACGTGCGCAAGAACGGCGGCCACCACCTGACCGCCGCCGACGCGCCCTGGCGGCAGCGCAAGCCGACCCCCAAGGCCCTGGCCGCCGCCAAGAAGTGGCGCCTGCCCGTGGACCCCGCCTGGAACGCCGGGGAGCTGTCCGAGGCCATGGACGCCCACATCGCCCGCATCAAGAGCCGGCCGAGGAAGGCCCGATGATGGCGCTGTGGTTGCCCGAGCTGCCCCGGCCGGCGGTGCACCTGGCCTACTACCGGGGCGACGTGGGCCGGTGGGGCGCACTGTGCCACCGGGTGACCGCCAGCTACAGCCAGGACGCCGACATGCAGACCGAGGCCGACTGGAAGGGCCGGGGCGGTGGCCGGCCGGTGGAGCTGCTGAACCTGGCCCACGTGCCCGCCGGGCTGCGGGTGTGCGGCACCTGCCTGCGCACCCACCGCGCCGAGGTGCGCGACCTGCACCAGCTGCTGGAGCGCACGGGGCAGGCCGATGGCTGACGACCACCGCCACGACGCCCAGGTGGCCAGCTACGGCGAGTGCATCACGTGCGCCCAGGCGCCGCCCTACCGGCAGGTGCGCAGCGAGCTGGCCCCGCCGCCCGACTTCGACGGCGCCACCTACCGGGCCGACCGCGACCGGGCACGCCTGCGCGGCCAGCTCGGCCGAGTGGCCGACGCCCTGGCTGACGGCCGCTGGTGGACCCTGGCCGCCCTGGCCGAGCAGACCGGCGACCCCGAGGCCAGCGTGAGCGCCCGCCTGCGCGATCTGCGGAAGGGGAAGTTCGGCGGCTACACCGTGCTGGCCGAGAACACCGGCGCCGGCACGTGGCGGTACCGGCTGGCCACCGCCAACCAGCTGGCCACCTAACCCCTCTAAGGTCGGCGGCCCGAGCTGCCGATACGGGGGCATGCTCGACACCGCAGCCCCCACCCCCACCGCCCAGCTGGCCCCCCCGGCCGGCTACCCCATCACCGCCGACGGCTGGGTGACGTTCCAGCGCACCACCCTGCCCGGCACCCGCGTGGTGCTGCTGGTGCAGAAGCGCGACGGCTGCACCCGCACCGTGCGCGCCGGCTAGCCCAGCCCGCAGGGGGTAGCGCGGTTAGGCTCCGCGCCATGACCGACACCGCCCCCAGCCCCCCGCGCTGGACCGAGTACCAGGCCGTGGCCGACCTGGTGCCGGCCGAGCGCAACGCCAAGGACCACGACCAGGCCGCGCTCGGCGCGAGCGTGCGCGAGTTCGGATTCATCGAGCCGGTGGTGCTGGACGAGCGCACCGGCCGCCTGCTCGCGGGCCACGGCCGGGTGGAGCACCTGACCGACCTGCAGGCAGCTGGCGCCGAGCCGCCCGACGGTGTGGTGGTCGGTGAGGACGGCCGCTGGCAGTGGCTGGTGGTGCGGGGCATCGCCAGCCGCGACGACGCCCACGCCGACGCCATGGCCATCGCCCTGAACCGGGTGGGTGAGCGCGGCGGGTGGCGTGCCGACGTGCTGACCGACGTGCTGGACGGCCTGTTCGGCTCGGACCTGGCCGCCGCTACCGGCTGGACCGCCGACGAGCTGGACGACCTGATCGCAGCCACCGGTGGGGGCGAGCTGCCCGACCAGGGCACCGACGCCGAGCACGCCCCGTACACCCCGAGGGGCGAGCCGCAGACCCCACGCGAGGTGCAGGGCATCCGCGAGGTGGGCCTGATGATGGCCGCCGAGCTGCACCGCGAGTACCTGGAGCACCTGGCCAAGCTGCGCCGGGCATGGAGCCTCGACGCCGCCCCGGCCGTGGTGGTGCGGGCGCTGCGCGAGGCCGCGGAGCGCGAGCAGTGACCACCACCGTGTACCTGGTCGGGGAGCCGGGCGCCGGCAAGTCCACGCTGATGGCCGCCATGCGGGCCGGGTGGGGCGAGCTGGCCCTGGAGAAGCGCCCCCTGCGGCACGTGCTGTGGCAGGCGCCCGACGGCACCGTGGTGCCCGAGCTGGGCTGGCCCCGCGATGGGTTCGGCGGCACCGACGCCCTGCCCATGGACGCGGTGCGCCACGCCGAGCCGTGGATCGCCAGCTGCGGCTACCAGCTGGTGCTGGCCGAGGGCGACCGCCTGGCCTGCGACCGGTTCTTTCAGGCCGCCACGGCCGCCGGCCCGCTGGTGCTGCTGCACGTGGACGTGCCGCCCGAGCTGGCCGAGGCCCGCCGCGCCGGGCGGGGCAGCGACCAGAACGCCACGTGGCTGCAGGGCCGGCGCACCAAGGTCACCAACCTGCTGGCCAAGTGGCCGCACGGCGTGCTCGACGGCCGCCAGCCGCCGGCCGAGCTGGCCCAGGTGGTGCGCCAGCTGGTGCCCCAGCTGCAGGCGGTGGCGGCATGATCGACGTGCGCCTGCGCTCCACGATCCCCGACACCGAGCTGGACGCCAAGAAGGGCAAGATCGTCACGGCCGGGGACTACAACCTGGTGCTGACCGGGCCGGCTCGGCTGCGGAAGCCCGACGGCAGCCTGCTGGCGGTGTACCTGCCCGGCGTGCTGCAGCCGCTGATGGCCGACGCGTACCCCACGCTGCACACCATCCGCATGCTGACCGACAACCGGGGCCTGGCCAGCGGCACCCCCCGCCAGCAGCGCGGCGACCAGAAGCGCACCCGCACCCGCAAGATCGCCAGCGCGACCATCGGCGCGGTGGACCCCGGCCCGAGCACCACCCGCGCAGCTGGCCGGCTGCCGGTGTGCCGGCTGACCAGCTGGACCGGGCAGCACGCCGACGAGTGGGCCGAGCTGCGCCCGCTGTTCCAGGCCATCGGCGGCCACTTCCGCGAGCAGGTGCTCGACCGGTGGCGCGTGCAGCAGGCAGCGGCCGACGCCACCCCCGCTGACTGGGTGATCCCCGGCACCCCGTTCACCACCGTGACGGTGAACAACACCTACAGCACCGGCGTGCACCAGGACGCCGGGGACCTGGAGGCAGGGTTCAGCACCCTGGCCGTGGCCCGCCGCGGCGACTACCAGGGCGGGCACCTGGTGCTGGCCCGCTACCGGGTGGCCGTGGACATGCGGGACGGCGACCTGCTGCTGTTCGACGCCCACGAATGGCACGGCAACCAGGCCATCACCTGCGCGCACGCCGAGGGGCAGCTGGCCAAGGCATGCCCCGAGGGCTGCGAGCGCATCAGCCTGGTGTCGTACTTCCGCACCAAGGTGGCCAGCTGCGGCACCGCCGAGGAAGAGCACCGCCGGGCCGCCGAGCTGGCCGACCAGCGCG